AGAACAAAGAATGCTACACTCGCGCAAAATGGGTTAAAAGACGCTCCTGTGGAGTTGACCTACAACCAAAGCGAGAAACTTAAATAGTAACGTCAACTCTAAGGAGAAGCACATGTCTGCTCTTACACTCTACGAAGCATCAAAGGTAAATGCCGGTGATGTTAAGAAATCCGCTGTCATCGAAATGTTCCCACGCGCATCTGAGCTTTTAGCTGCTATGCCATTCCAGAGCATCGATGGCGGCTCTCTTAGTTACACTCTCGAAGGTACGCTACCCGGCGTTGCTTTCCGTGGGTATAACGAAGGTTACACGGCATCAACCGGTGTCCTGAACCCCCAAACCGAAGTCCTGCGCATTGCTGGCGGTGAACTCGATGTTGATACTGCGATTATAGCCACTCGCGGAGAAGGCACTCGTGAAAGCCAAGAAGCAATGAAGATCAAGTCTCTTGCCTTGTATCTTACCTCAAAATTCATCAACGGTGACAGTGTTGCCGATCCGCGTGAATTTGATGGCCTTCGCACTCGCATCGGCGGCTCTCAGCTTTTCGAAGCCGGTGGCGATAATGCTTATGACAGTGGTTATGCTGCAACAGCAATCCAAGCTCTCTCAGTTGGTTCTGCTCTCGACCGCGCAATTGACGCTGTTGACGATCCTACCCATCTGATTATGTCTAAAGACATGCGCAGGTTGCTGTCTCGTGCCGTTAAGTCAACTTCTGTCTCCGGTAATATCGAATGGGATAAGGACGATTTGGGTAAGCGTATTGCTTACTACAATGACATTCCGATCATCACTACCGATATGGATGACACAGGTGCCAAGATCATCGGCTTTAATGAAGCCTCTCCGAATGCTGGTTCAACGGCTGCATCTTCGATGTATGTTGTGAACTTTGGCCCTAATATGGTCACTGGTATTCAGAACGACTTCATGGATGTCCGTGATTTGGGTGAAATCGACGCCTCGCCAGTAATGCGTACACGCCTTGAGTGGTTGATCGGTCTTGCCGTTCAGCATGGTCGCTCATGTTCGCGCATTTGGGGTATCGCCAACTCCCTTCCTGTCGTTTAATAGCGGCTTAACTCTAACTCTCTTGAAGGAGAAACTAAAATGAATATGTCTAGCAGAGTAAAGCACAGCTATGATGCGTCCAGCGTTTCAATGGCTGCTGGTACTTCAACTGCGGCGGCTGGTACAACTAACGGCGATTCTGTAGCTCTTGATCGCCTAAGTGCTGCTTATTGGCAGGCTGACAATAGCCTTGCCAGTGCGAAGGTTGGATTTAACATTGTTGTTGAAGCTGATGACACGTCTGGCGATGTAACGTACACAGTTCAGATCGATACCGTAACCGGTTTCGGTTCTGCTGTAACAGCGTTCACTACCACTAATCTCGCGGTTGGCTCTCACACAGTCTACCTCGACGAAAGCATCATCGAGCATCTGGAAGCTGGAGCGGCATTTGTTCGCCTCGTAGTTGGCGTTGCCGCTGGTACTGGTACGGTGGAAGCTGGTGGTTGGGTTGTTTGGCCTGCAAACGACTAAGCACTAACTAATTAAGAGGGGCAGGAGTAAAACCCTGTCCCTTTTTTCCCTTTAATTCAAAAAACGAGAAGGACAGAACATGTCAGAAGAATTAGCACGTAATATGGTCGGCATCAAAGAGCTTGGTAAGCCTCGTGAAAAAGGTGATCTGATAACTCTTTGGCATCCAAAAGGTAAAGGTAAGGTAAGCGTCGATCGCTTGTCAGCCACCGATCTGATGGCTCATCAGGGTTGGGTTAAGAAAGACCCCAAAGAGACATTGAAAGAAGCACAAGCTATGCTTGCTGGCGCAGCCGAAGAAGAAGAGAAAGCCAAAGCCGCTGCACAGAAAGAATTCGATGAAGCTCAAGCGGAAGCCGAAGCTGAAAACGTTGAGAAAGAAGACAAGAAAAAGAAGCCTACACTTTCTCTAAAATAAGATAACGCAGAGGACTACCCGACAAGGAGTTTGCGTTTAAGGCCCTGTTCCCTGCACATTGGGGCGGGGCCTTTCTCATTTGATTGACTGACGTGAGCGCATCCTGTATAAAGGGAGAGAATTCACTCGCACGTAAGGTCGATCCATGCCAGCATTTTTAGTAGAAGACGGGACAGGTCTAGCCGCTGCAACCAGTTATGTAAGTGTTGCTGACGCTGATGATTATATGTCCCTCATCCCGGCAACAACCGCTTGGGACGCATTAACCCCTGATAGCGCCAAAGAAGACTACCTCATGTTCGCGACACGCGTGCTTGATAACAAGTCTGATTTCATTGGTGTGAAAACGAACACGGACGCATCTCTGCGTTGGCCTCGATCCTACGTTTATGATCGTGATGCGGTCCTGATCCTGAACACTGTTGTGCCGACAGAGATTGAACATGCCACGACTGAGCTTGCGCGTATCCTGCTGGAGAACGACATCACGACCGGGCAGGACGTAGACCACATCAAGAAGCTGATGGTTGACGTTGTTCAGATCGAGTATCAGAAAGATACTTCTCAATTGCGTATTTCCAATTACATCAATTCCATTCTCGATCCTCTTGGTTGGTTTATGACCGGGCGGCGTGGGCATGGTAAAATCTTGAGGGCGTAACATGGGTCTCTCAGCAACATTATTGTCAGGCGTGTCCAAGGCGTTCGAAGCCGTTGGTGACGTGAAGAAGGAGATCACCTTTCACAAGGTCACTCTTGGATCATACGATCCTGCTACGGACGTGCGAAGTGATACGGTCGTGGATCACACGATTAACGTGGTGGAAAGTACAATCAAGACAACTGAGCAGGATTGGACTGAGGTTCTGCGTGATTCGAAGAAACTATTGTTTGCTGCGGCTGATGTAACCTTCACGCCAGAGCCAAACGATTACGTCACGATGGACGGTGCAACTTGGGAGATCATCAAGATCAATGCGGTGCCGGGAGATTCCGAGCACATCATTTTCGTAAGGCAACCGTAACATGGCGAAGCTGGTAGGAATTGCGGGTTGGCGATCTGCTCATAAGAAATTTATGAAAAAGCAGGTAGAGCTTGCCCATCTGGAAGTAAAGAGGGCTGGTGAGATTGTCCAGAAAGCTTTCTTTCAGCGCACGCCTGTATGGATGGGTGAAGCCATCGTAAACTATCGTTGGGGCGTAGGTGCCTTTAAAAGCGGTCAGAGGGGGGCTGTAGGCTCTGGCGCACCCGGCAAGACAAACTCTATGGCAATGGGACAAGAACCGCGTAGACCAGCTAATGAGGCCGTTGTGCGTGCTGAATTATTGCAAGCAATGGCTAGTTTTACATTGGAAAAGGGTTTATACTTCTCAAACAACCTTGAAGGAAGCAAGTGGGGCCTTATCGAAGACGGTATGGCTCCGACCCCCGGTGCAGCGCGTAACCCCGGTGGTGTAATCCAGATAGCAATGCAAACGACACGCGCAAACCTTGGTCAAAACTGGAAGGCATAAATCATGGGCTTGGAAGCATTAAGAGCAGCGACATATTCGAGGCTGGCATCCGTCATGTCTGTGAACCATCCATCTGCGACCGTATCATATGATAACGTCAAGTTTGATTTCCCGCAGTCCGGTGAGTGGGTACGCATGGAGATTGCACCCGGCGAGCGCAGACGTGTATCATTAGGAAACAGCCCCGGTTTCAGGACCGAAGGCGTGATAAACATTGGTTGCATGGTCGCGGAAGAAACCGGAACCGCCACGGTATTCGACATCGTTGATACGGTAGTTCGTGAAATGGTTGATGTTCAATACAGTACAACTGATGGGCGAGTTCTCACACACAAGGTCCGTGTTTCCAACAGGGGTGTGGTAGAAGGCTGGTTTATGGTTCAATGTAAGATTGAATTCATGTATGATGAGCAGCCTTCTTAACGTTGACATGAGGCTCTCACTATGGTAGTTAATAAGGTGCTATAGCAAACGCAGTTGTAATCTGTTCGCCAGTGGCCGTTCATCCGACTGTATCATTCGAATTTCGAAACTAAGGAGTGCCATCATGGTAGCCATCAATTCAGCAGAGTCGAATCGTGCGTCCCTGCGTACTATTAAAGAAGTAACGTGGGCAACAACCCCTGCTTCCGGTATCACGAAAGAACTACGTTACACTTCCACATCACTTGCCGTGACCAAGGAGACTAAAACCTCTGAGGAAATCCGCGCCGACCGTATGGTTAACGCCATCGTAGAAACTGGCGCATCAACCGGCGGTGACATTGGTGGAGAATTCAGTGCAGGTACATGGGACGGGTTCTATGAAGCCTTCGTCTTAGGCGCTTGGTCTAAAGCAATGACCTTCTATAAGGCGACCGGTGTGACCATCACATCTGCAACCGAATTGACAATCACAGGGCAAGGTGATCTTACAGATTATTTCACTGCTGGTGATTACGTGAAGCTGGAAGGCTGTATCGATCCTGACAATAACAAGATCGCTGCAATCGTTTCCGTTGCTGCAACCGTTCTTACGTTCGCTGCACTCACATGGTCAACTGGCGATGCTAACTCTGGATCACCTTACTGCAAACTGTTCGACGCAGAAGACGTGATCGCACTATCAACT